GCTTTTGCATAGTTTCCTGTGCAGGTACAATCAATGTAATTTGGACGTTTTTCCCACTGGTCGCCGTTTTTATGATTTTCATTTGAAGCAATAGTGAAGCTTACAACACAAAAATCCTGACGCGGATATTTTACTTCTGCCGATTTTGTCAGTCGGCCCTGAAGAACAATGTGATTAAAATCACTTGCCATTTTTTCCTCCTAGATATTTCTACCGTTTACAAAATGACGGCTTATATCTACTTTCATTCTTCTTGCGTATTCCTCCAGAGTGGAGTCATCAACTGCAAGCCATTCAATTACGTCCTGTCTCTTCCAGCAGCGATGACCATTCAATCTTACGATTCGAGTTCCGCAGCATGGTTGGTGCCAGGGCTTTTTTTGTAGATTTTCATAACTTGTAACACCTTTTAATTTTGCAGCTTCTTTTAAGCTGACGTATTCAGGTATTTGTTTTTGAAAATCTTGCTGCAAAATAAAAGCTTGAAGCTGTTGCATCTGAAGCTGTTGTTTTTGCAGTTCCAGGATAAGTGACTGAAGATTCAGTTTGTCAATTTGATTTAGATCAGACATTCTGGATGGCCTCTTACCCACTTTTCTGTTACTACCAATTTTTCTTTGATTATCACCGGTTGTCCGTGTGAATGTTTAAGTTTCAAAGAAAGCCAGGTAAACGATATATCTGAGTCAATTCCTGCTTGAAACAACGATTCGTAATAATCACCGTTTACAAAAATAGCCATTCGATTTTTTGGGTTATAATCACGGCTAATCAGGATGTTCCAGATTTTATTTTTAATATCCTCCTCATCCATCGTTATTCCTTTTCAGGCAATAAGCCGGCTTCTTTAAGCACTTTTAGAATTAACTGGCGGATCAGACCTTTTTTTGACATTCCCGTATTAAACAGGTATCTGTCTAAAGCCTGACGTTCATTGTCAGTTAAACATAAAGAAACTGTTGTGTCGGTTACTTCTGGCATCTTACGTTTCCTCCCTGTGTCGTTATGACTACTTAAAAATAGATTAAGTGTATGAATTACACCTTGAATAGTTTAGATAATATGTTGTACTGTCCACAAAGTCAAGTAAAAAAGTGTAAAAAAATACATTTTTTTATATTATTTTATGGTGTATGATTGTACACATTAAGGAGGTGCTATGGATTTTTTTAGTAGAGTTCGAGAAGTCACAAAACTTCGCGGAACAACAATTGAACAAATGATGAATAGTATTACTCATGGCAATACAGCTTCTCCTCGTGATGTTTACAATGGTTGGCGAAGAAGAAATATTTTGCCGCGAGCAGATACAGCTGTGGAAATTGCAAAATATTTGAATGTAACCGTGGAATATCTGGTAACAGGAAAAGACCAAAATCCTGACATTGAATTTTGCAATAAATATTTTCAGTACGAAAAGCTGTTGGAAAAGTATTCGCTTTTATCTCCAGCAAACAAAAGACTTATTGAAAGTTCAATAAATAATTTAATTGAAAAATAGATCAATTGGCTTATTGAGTTTTTTCAGTCAAAAACTCAATAAAAACTCAATACTTTTTAGAATGGGGAACGAAAAGAAACGAAAGTTTTATGTCGTTTCATACATAAAAAGGGGTTAAAAGAAATATATGGCAATAGCTCCAATTGACCTCCAGCCAATAGGCTACTGCTTTATATAATCCGTTGTAATTTTATAAATCCTTATAATATATAGATTTATTAAATAATTAAAACGGTGTCTTATAGCTCCAGAGTTGAAAAACTCAATAAAAACTCAATATTTTCTGGAGTAATTTTTATGGAATATCACATTTTCAAGAAATCTAAAACAACAAAAGACGGAAAAAAGAAAACAGAATGGTATTACTGGTATTGGAATGTTGAACATACAAAGCAAATTCAGCGTTCCTGCCGGGGTGCAAAAACAAAATATGAAGCTGAGCTTTATGTTAAAAAGTTACAGCCTCAAACACTGGCTTCCAGCTTAATAAAAGATATATGCGCTGCAATGTTCGTTCCTGGAAGTATGAATTATTTACGAAGGGAACAATTAGGAAAATCTATCAAAGAAAATACACTTAAAATCAAACGAATGTATATAAAATATATTATTCAAGATTTTGGTGATATGGACATCAGGGATCTAACAGCTACAAAACTGTTAAGGCATTTACTGATAAATAACTCTCATTCTGCATCCTGGAAAAATCAATATATAACAACAATTGAAGACGTTTACACTGAAGCAATTTGGAATGGACTTGAAGTCAATCCGCCTCGCTTTGAGCGTTTTGTTCAGAAAAGCAAAAAATCAGACATTTTGACGATGGATGAAATTAGAAAATTATTTGTGCCTGAAAACTTTCCTGACGAAGCTTCTTACTTACTTTTACTTCTTACGCTGTCAGCCGGATTAAGAATAAGTGAAGCAAGAGCTTTCACACCAGAGCAATTATATTATGAACAGTCTGCAATCCTCGTTAATGGTTTTTTAGACAGATATACCGATGTTAGAAATCATTACAACAAGACAGGAAGTGAAGAAGATAAGCGCTGGCGCATTGCTCTTATTCCTCCAGGAACAGCTGATTTGCTTAAAAACTACATTGAGAAAACAGGCAAGAGAGACGATCAGTTATTATTCACTCATTGGACTAAAAAAAAGAGAATTGAATATCTGAACGGAATGAGAAAACAGTTTGATTTGCCCGCTACTGAAAATTGTTATCACATGGAAAACATTGAGGACATATTTCATAATGCAGTAAAAAAAGCCGGTATCGACACCAGCGACAGAAAAATAACGATGCACTCTTTGAGATATACTTACGTTACCAGGATGCGCAATTTGTATGCTGGTGAAACTGTTAGAAAAATGGTTGGCCATGCAGAAATTGAAATGACTGATTATTATACCAGGAACGAATTAAATGAAACTCTTACAGCTTTAGCTGCTCAAAATGCCCGTATGATAGAGTTTTTCAATGATTATGATGTAAAAAAGCAATAATCTTTTTTAATGAGATTGTATATTTTTTAACGAAAAGGCCGATTTTTCACGGGTTGTGAACGTCGGCTTTTTTCATTTTTGCGGTCGCAACCTGAAGCAGAACTCGTTCAAATTCTTTTAAATTTATTTATAAACTTTTTTACATTTTTTTCACAAGAAATAAGAAGATAAAGTATTAAATATATATATTTTTGAATAAATTAGCGTAAAAGTAAAAGTAAAAAAGTTATAAAAAAGTATTTTGATATTTAACGAGATTTTAAACGAGTTATAAAGTCGTTAAAAATTTCGTTAAACAATACAAAAAGATTTAAAACTCAAGAAATTTATTTACGTTTTACACTCACTACTTTTGAAAGTAGTAACAAAAGGTACTGTCAGACGGGGGTGGGTGGTGCAATTAGTCGGCGGGCCCTGCGTTTTGTCATTTGTGAGCCATGTTTAACGGTTAATTAACATTTGTTTAATTAGAATTGTTAAAATTTAACTTTTATGTTATAATGTCCACAAATGGAAGTTAAACAAGGTACATTCGCCACAATGTGCGGTGTAAGTCGTGCTGCGGTATGCACAAAAATAAAAAACAAGACTCTAATTGTGAACTCGGCCGGGATGCTGGACACGGATAACCCTGTTAACAGAGCTTACTTGGATAAGAAGCAGGGCCAGCGTCGGAGTGCTGATTTTGGACTAGGAATTGAACATACAGGTGCAGCTGCAAAACCTGTTGATTATTCTGAAATGTCTCAAACTGGTACAGCTGGCGAAATGCTAAACATGACTATTCGTGAGCTGGTTTCAAAATATGGCAGCATGGCCAATGTTGAAAAGTATGTGAAGATCTTAAGAGATCTGACGGCTGCGGACGAAAAGGATCAGCGCATCCAGGAAAGGCGATTAATTCAGATTCCAAAGGATTTTGTACAAAGCTCTGTTACAAGCTTGCTTGAAACTCTTATGAATAAGCTTCTGGACCTGCCGGAACGAATTGCAGATCAGGCCATTGCTTTTGTCCAGGCGGATGTGGACACGGCCCGTCAAAAAATAATTTTGCTTTTAAATGACGACATATCAGCTGCAATTGCAGACAGCAAAAATCAAATCAACAACAAAATACAGAACATGAAAGGCAAGTACAGCCAGGAAGATTCTTTGCGGGATATTATTTCTGAAAGTATGGAGAAAGCGGAATGAGTGACGAAAATAGTTTTGACAGCTTCAGTAAAGTTGTGATGAACTTTTTACAGCTGGAAGTAAAGCATATTTATTATGGCAATATTACCAAAGCTTTTGCAAAAAAAAGCATGGTTCGCCTGATTGAAACTTTTTTAGAAGGTGATTCCAAAGTAAAAGAGAATATTGAAATATGGGCTTGCGAATATTTAGCTAATTGTGCTACTAAACGAAATCTTGTTGAATGGCACGATTTGAGAAAAAAGCCGGATGATCTTCCTCCAGCTGAAGGAAAAGACGGGCATTATTCAATTACCGTTTTGAATGAGAGACTGGATAAAGTTTTTTATGACTTCAAAACTAAGGAATGGAAAGAGCCGGTTTTTGGTGATAAACAACGGCCACCTAAAGCCTGGTATTGCGGTTATTATTTCAAAGCTCAGGACGGAGAGGATGAAGACGAATGAAAAGTACACTTGAAGGACTTGAAAGAAGTATGCAGCGCGAACGAATTACAGCGCTGACAGAATATTACGCAAAGGACGAAAACTCAGACAAGCAGTCACCGTTCTTTCTGAGGGCGGTTTCCAAAGATGGAATTATGGCAGGGTGGCAGAAAGAAAGTGAAATTGAGGCTATAGAACTTGCCAGAGATTACTGGCTTAAAGGTTTTATTTACGTTGAGGTTTTCTGCTGGAGAAATAAAAACATTGACATTATTTATCACGGGGTAAGATGGGGCTTTTAAGCTTCTGAATATAAATCACAAGGAGACTAAAAAAATGGAGTGTAAGATTAACGACGATTTAGGAAGCGTTGATAAGAATTACAGGCAACAGCTTGAAAAAGCTTATAAAAGTTTTATGTATCTTTCTGCAAGATGCTTTGATACTAAAAAAGCGAAAAAAGAAATCAAGAATATTTGTGACTGCATGGTGGAGATGAAAGAAATTCTTGATAAGTATGAGCTGGAGCATGAGATTGAACATCTAAACAAAGACAGTGCGCAATATGACTGCGAATTGTACATCAAGGAAAATGAGCTTGAATATATTGCGCCGGAGATCAGGGCAGCATATAAAAAAGGCTTTCATTTTAAGCGGGTTCAAAAAGATACAGCGGAGGCCAGCGAATGAAAGATATGTCGAAAAGAATTCTGCTTGCCAGGTGTAAGAATTGTGAAAATCAATATTGGGAACATGGAAAAAGATGTGCCTGGAGAAGTCTTGGAAATGAATATTGTTTTGACGGCATGAGCAACGAAGAAGCGCATGAGGAAATTGATAAACATTTTAAGAGCTTTCAAACTCAGATTGCAAGGGAGTTGGTTTAGAAGATGGACACAAATGTTTTTATAAATGCAGGAGACGGTTTTAAGCCGATTCAAAGAGCAGATAAAATTGAGGCGGTTGCAGAAAACTCTCAATGTGATTTACAGCCTTTGCAATCCGGCGAGTTAAACATACAACTTTCTGAAGCTGACAAAGATTTTAGCTATTTTAACACACTGATTAAGTACAAGCGAAGCAATATTATTTCTATGCTGCGGGCAGTTCCTGGAGACATAGTGCACGGGAGCAAAACGAGAGCGATTATAGAATGTCCAGTTTGTAATAAAAAGCTCTACATTCAACGAAATGGCAAGGAATTAAAGCTAAATTGCAGTGGTTGTAATATTACGTTGATTGTTCAGATAGAAGCTTGCAGAAGAGCAATTGAAGTTGATCAGATTGAAAGAAAAGGTTATTTCTGTCCGGCTCATAATTTTAATCCAGAGCTTTTCAGCAAGACTCCAGCTGAGGTTTGTCCGAAGTGTGAACACTGGAAAAAGGATTGTATTGTTTACGGCAAGAAAAAGGGCCGTGTGTTGTAAGAGTTATATTTTACGTGGGAGCGTTTGAGAAATGTTTGCAACTGTATGGGTAAAAGATTATGAAATAGATCTGGACGGTAAGCCGTACACCGTAAAAGGTGAGAGGTGGCTTGGTATTGTGCATCCTGAAAATGAGGAGAAATATTTTGAAGGATGCAGTTTTGGACTTAAGGATAACGGCAAATATGAGCATGAAGGCGAGGTTGTAAGAAGTAAGAGAGAGTTTGAAGAAATGTCAAAAAGAGTGACATTTTTTAAATGAGACTATAATCCAGTTGAGACCTAGGTGTGACTGGGTATAAATGTCGGTTAGATTGGAGACGTGGACGCTAGCACTTTAGAAGCTCGTTAGATCGGGGCGGAGCGACTAACCGGCCGCTGAAAAGGTGGCAGAATAAATGCGGATGAGCAGAAACAGCGTGCAGATTTTCGCGAAGTCTGTATGTCTCAGGGCGGTGCTGGATGTTTGGTCGCCCATCTTTTTTTGAATATTAAGGAGCTTTGAAATATGGGTTTGAGTATTAATGAATACCAGGAAAGAGCGCATGAGACAGCGGATTACCTGGGAATGGAAAACGGCGACTACCGTTATCCAGTAATGGGATTGAGTGAAGAAGTCGGGGAAGTTTCCGGGAAGTTTGCAAAGGCTATAAGGGATGCAAACGGAATTATTGACGGCGAGAGACGGGAAGCAATTAAAAAAGAGCTTGGTGATGTCTGCTGGTTTGTTGCTGAAATTGCAACAATTCTTGATCTGAAGCTGGAAGACGTTATGCAGGGAAATCTTGATAAACTTGCATCCAGGAAGGCGCGGGGTGTAATACACGGGAGCGGTGACAACAGATAATGACTACTAAAATCCACTACTTTTGAAAGTAGTAGACATAAAATCACAAGGAGACAAAAAAAATGAAGAACAGTTTATGCGATTTGAACGATCATCTTTTCGCGTGTCTGGAAGGACTGATGAATGATGAGCTGAGTGAAGAAAAGCTTAATCAGGAAATCAAGAGGGCCCAGGCAGTGAATAATGTTGCAAAAACAATTATTCAGAATGGCAGAACTCAGATTGAGGCAATGAAACTGAGAGAAGACATTATGAGCAATGCCGGAAAAGGACAGCTGCCGGAAATGCTTTTACCGAAAAATACAAGCACTGGAAAAGTGCTTATTGAGGATGGAGCTTATGGCAAGTAGTTTCTGGACTGAAGATAAGATTGAGTTTTTGCGCGGGATTTACCAGGGAAAAACAAACAGAGAACTGGCAGAAATTTGCAGTCAGGAGTTTGGAAGAAGTTTTACTCCTGCGGCTTTGCAGACTGTTTTATTCAGGAACTTTGGTAACCGAAAAGCTAAAGTATGGACGGCTGATAAGCTTGATTACTTGCGGTCGGTTGTTTCTGGAAAGCCTCTGGAAGAAATTACAAGGCTGTACAATGAGCATTTTGGCACGAATTACGAAACACGGACCATTAAATCTGCAATGACTAATCATCATATCAGAAGCGGGTATAGATATGACGGCCAGAAGGCTATTTTGTTTTCTCCAGAAGAAATTAAATGGCTGGAAGAAAACAGAAAAGGTTTTAATTTTAATGTTACAACTGAAAAAATGAATAAGCACTTTGGCACTAATTATAAAGTGAGTCAGGTGCGCGGTTGGTGCCATGCTCATCATCTTCCCTGCGGCGTTGATATGAGATTCAAAAAGGGGAATGTGAGTTTTAACAAGGGCCGTAAAGGCTGGTGTGCGCCTGGAAGTGAAAAAGGCTGGTTCAAAAAAGGACATAGGCCTCATAACTGGTCGCCGGTAAACACTGAAGTGATTGTGGATGACGGGTATATCAAAGTGAAGGTGGCAGAGCCGAATGTCTGGGAACTAAAACATAGACTTGTGTGGCAGGAGAAAAACGGGAAGATTCCTGAGGACAGCTGCCTGATATTTTTGAACGGGATTAAAACCGATTGCAGGATTGAAAACTTAATGCTTATTAAGCGGTCGATTCTGTCGGTTTTAAATCACGAAAAGCTGATATTTGATGATGCGGCGGCCACAAAGTGCGGTGTCACTATGGCAATGATAAAAAGCAGAATAAGGGAGTTACAGAAAAAATGAGCGGTAAGAATGACAGAAAAATCAGGAAAGAAGTGAAGAACGTTTATGTAAAGGCTCAGGGCGTTTTGTATGATCAGATTAAGGCAATGAGCTTTGGAAAAAGATTGCGTTTTGCATTTATGATAATTTTTAAGAGGCTTAAATAGTCACTACTTTTGAAAGTAGTAAGGAGGTGAGCTTCTATGATGGTTTGGACTGATGTAAGCAGAGGAATTGTTGAAGTTCCTTTTGACTTTGAAAAAGTGAATGTTGAATGTGAGGTTTTTAAGAAAAATGCCTGTCCGTTTGTGGGAAAGCCCAGCACAATCTGCGGCTGCGGATTTGACGGTATGGCTAAAAAAGGCTGCATAAAGGTTCACGAAAAAACTAAGAAGGTGGAAGAATGAAACCGTGGGAATTATACGAGGAAATAAAAAAGACTGAATACACTAAGAGCGGCGACAGTGTTGACTGGGCCGTAAAGGTTTATCCAGATGAAAAGCTGATAAGACTTCTTTTTGAAGAAAGCACTGAAGACAGAGACTGGAGAAACAATTTTGATTTTCCAATTAAGCCATATAAGCAGCAGGATAATACTTTATGGTTTGCGCGGGGCTGGGGTAATGCTTATAAATCCTGTAATGACGAGATTATGGAAAAGCTGACAAAGACTTTTTATGAGCTTAAGGATCAGAATTATACTGTTGAAGTTTGTGGCTGGAGTTATGGCGGAGCTATGGCTTTGCTTGCGGCGGAGGATTTTTGTTACAGGACCGGCTATTTACCTGGTGTTGTAACTTTTGGAGCTCCTAAGCCGCTTTGGGGTAGAAAAACAAAAAAGTATGTTGCAAGCTGTTTAGCTTACTGCTTCCAGTATGCTCATGTTAATGATTTTGTTCCGGTGTGCATTCCGCTTCCTGGTTACAGAATGGTGAATAAAGTTAAAGTTGGTAAGGATTTTTGCATTCTTAAGTATTTTAAAACTGGTGAATATCATTGCAGCTATGGAGATAAGAGTCTTTATGAGTGAATTTAAGGATTTAGAAATTGTATTAACTGAATTTCCATCTGAAGAAGACTGGAAGGAAGTGAAAAGAAGGGCGCTTATTACCGTTGGTCTTGAAGCGGTAAATTCTCCTGATGAAAGCTGGAAAAAGAAGATGCTTGAATGCAGGCATAGTCCGATAAGACGGCTTAGATTCAGCTTTACTTTGTATAATTTGCCGTATTACATAAGCGTGCATTTTGTAAGACATCATGTTGGAATTGAAAAGTATGTGAGAAGCCAGAGAAATGACAGGCAGAAGGAATATGACAGAACAAAAGCTCCTCAGGATGCGCCGGTTAATATGATTTTGGATTTTAACGGGGAGAGTCTTTTAGAGTTTTTTAACAAAAGACTTTGCGGCGCGTGTGCTCCTGAAACAATAAGAGTTACTGAGCTTATGAGATCACTTGTAAGGGATGAATGCCCGGAATTCTGTTATTTTCTGGAGCCAATGTGCTTTAGGAATGGCGGCGTTTGCCATGAGTTTAAGAGCTGCGGAAATAACCGGAATTACAAAGAATGGCAGGAAGCTAAGCTGAAGGATAAATAAAGTGTTACTGGAGGGGTTAGAAATTGAATTGTGTAATAACGCAAGAGGACGTTGATTTTTTAACTAAAGAAATAAGCAATCTCACTGCAAAACGGCAATATATAAAGCCGTCTGACTACGTTGAAAAAGTGCGTTATATGGACAAGGACCTGACTCCTTTTCCAGGCAAATTCAGTTTTAAGCAGTTTCCTTACTTCAGGGAAATTGTAGACAATTTTAGTCCAGAGAGTCCTATTCATAAAGTTTATATTATGAAAGGCAATCAGCTTGGAGCTACTACGGCGATTTTGGAAACTGTTATGCTTTATGGCATTGGCTGTAATCCATCGCCTATGCTGTATGTTCTGCCGGATGAAGGAATGGCAAAACTTGCAATGGACACCAAAATTGACCGTATGATAGACAGTTCCGGTTTGCGCGGAAAGATTTTTGCTCAGACAAAAAAAGCAGCTGGAGCGCGTAATACTGGTGATACATCTTTCAAAAAAGAGTTTACCGGTGGATATTTACACGCGGTGGGTGGCCGTTCTGGTAACAGGTTCAGAAACTTTTCTTACAAAATTATTCTTGTTGATGAATTGGACGGTATGAGCGAAACGATTAAGGGTGAAGGTACGATGGAAGATCTTGCCATTGCACGTTCTGACGCTTATCCGAATACGAGAAAGATTTACTTTGGTTCTACTCCTACGGTTGAACAGACTTCTAAGATTTTCAGGCTTTATAAATCAGGTGATCAGAGGCGGTATTTTGTACCGTGTAAGCATTGCGGCACTATGCAGCCGCTGGAATGGGCCATCTGGGATGAAGGGCATGACAATCAGATTGGTGGAATTGTTTGGGAAAATGATGAAGACTATCAGCCGATTCTTGAAACCGTTGCTTACAAGTGTCCGCATTGCGGCGGGCTGATGAAGAATTACGACAAAGCTTTAATTATGGACAAGGGTGAATGGCGGGCTACTGCAATTAGTCAGGAAAAGGATGCTGTAAGCTATCATCTGTCGCCTTTATACAATCCTCCTGGAATGTTTTCCTGGGAGGATTTTGTCATTGCATGGTCTAAGTGTTGGGACATTAAAAACAACAGAATTAAAGACAAGGAAGGTTACAGAACTTTCAGAAATCTTAAACAGGGCTTGCCATTCCGTGAACAGAATGAACAAATCAGGCGCGAGCGGGCTATGCTGCATCGCCGTTTTGGTTTTGTGCGCGGCAAGGTGCCTAACAAGATGGCAGTTGAAGATGCAGGCTCTCCAATCTGGATTGTTACCTGTGCGGTGGACGTTCAGAAAGACTGCCTTTATGTTGATGTTAAGGGGTACGGAGAGCGTGGCGTTACATGGACGCTGGATGCCTTTAGAATTGACGGACCTACTGAAGACTTTTACGGGGTTTGGGATAAGCTTGCTGACTTTATCGAAAAGACTACTTACCAGGGAGACGACGGCAAAGCTTATAAGATTGCAATTACTCTTGTAGACTCAGGACATTACACTGACTGGGTTTATGCTTTTTGTGCTCGCTTTTCTGCGGGCGTTTATGCTTGTAAGGGTACGGACTGGATTAAAAACGGTGAGACTTACCAGTTATTCAACAGAAAGACGCTGGATGCAATCGGCTTAAGTTTGGCTTATCACGTTAATACTGGAAAGCTTAAAGACAGAATTTCGCGTGCTATGAATATGCTGAACTGGGATGAAGGAACAAAGCAGCCAGATTGGTATCCTAACTTTCCTGATGACTTCCATGATGATTACTTTAGGATGTTTGAAGCTGAAGAGAAAGTGGAAGAGTATGACAGAAAAACGAATAAGTATATTCGTACTGTATGGCGGGCAAAGCCTGGTATGCCTAATCACTTTTTTGATACTTATGACTATAACCTGGCAGCGCTGGAGATTTTTGCGGATGATATTTGCCGGCATGAACTGCGGCTTAATATGCTTGACTGGGGTGCATTCTGGCAGTATGCGGCTTATGGTATGTTCTGCATAAAGTGAGGTAGACTTAATATGTTTCTGAAGGTTCTTGGTTTAGTATTATGTGTTATTGCCTGCTTAATTATGCTTTTTCTTGCCGTGATGGCTTTTATTATTGCACATGAGGAAAAGTTACTGAGGTATTCAGACGGGGAAGATGTAGAAAGTGGAGAAAGAGAAAAAAGAAGCTGATTTTGAAAAAGCTTGTGAAGAATTTAACGCCGCTTTTGATAAGGAAATTTCCCTGCATGATTTTCCGATTTTAGAGCCGTCTTTTATGGACGACGATTATTACAGAATTGACACCTGTAATAATACAAAGGTGAAGCAAAGTTGAAAAAGCGCTTTATCTATGATAATATGAAATAAGAGATTGTTATTCGTGTTACTTATGACAGTCTCCTTGTGATTAAGGCGGCCTGCGTTGCGGGTCGCCTTTTTTTTTGTCACAATAAATCTGCTATTGATAATTTTTCAGGGGTAAGATTGTCATTTTACTGACAATTATTTATCCAGCTTGTTCATCTGAGAATTGAAGATTGCCTGTGCATCCTGGGCGGTTTTTTCTGCGGCAGGCTGGAGCCACGGTGCGGCTGTGGTGACGGTGGATGTGAGGCCTCTGAAATAAATCATTTCAAGTTCAAATTTGATGTTGTCGCCGGTCTTTTTGAAGGATGTGACACGGTAGATGTTTTTACCGTATTTCAAAAAGCGTCCTGATTCATAGGCGGTTTTTGCAGCTGATACGAGAGCGGATTTTCCGGTGCCGGAATGTTCAGGATTATATTTGATGATGCGGCGGTTTATGCGCGAGCGGTACATTGAGCGCTGAACAGGATTTTTTGAGGAGCCGGCGCGTGCTGTATTTGTTGGAATTGAGAGCTGGCCGCCGTTATTTGCAGTATGGAGGCCTCCTTCTTCCTGACGGGCCATGTATGATGCTTTTTCTTTTGCGCCTACATGAGATTCTATCTGATCAAAGCTTTGAGGATTTTCTACCTGGCAGCGGTCGTAACCGATTTGTCTTGTTGTGAAAGTGTTACGGAGGGTGAAATTGTTCTGGATATTTTCGATTGCGTTTTTACGGGTGAGAGCCGCCTGCATATTTACGGTATTAACAGCAGCTTTCATCATGGTGTTTTTCATATCCTGGGTAAGAAGATCTATTTTAGACGGATCGTCGATGACCATTTTATAACCGGAAAACATTATTTTGCCTCCTTCTTTTCTCTAGGTTCTGCCTTGCTGCAAGCAAAGGCTGTTATTTTTCTGACGGTTGGAAAGTTGTTCCAGCCGGGCTTTGCTTTATAGACCGGATTCTGGCAATAAATCAATAGGCCTAATTCATCAACTTCAACTTTGGCATATTTACAGTCGCTACAAAATTCCGGCTTTTCCATGTGAAATATTGTTGTGCGGGGAATGATAAAAAAACTATTAACTAGTTAATAGTTTTAGGCGGTTTTTGCGCTCATAATTGAACGTATGATAATCGACGAAAATAGCGGCGTTGTTGGTGAAAGTTCCGGTAAGTTCTGGAAAGATGAGCTGACAAATGCAAAAATTCTTCTTGTTGCAGTTGAAAAGGCAATCAATACTTTTTGCTCTAACGGAACTATCCAGAGTTACACAATTGACACTGGACAGGATAAACAGGTGGTTACAAGAGCTGATTTAAGCTCTTTGTATCAGCAGAGAGACAGGCTTTTGGCTCAGATTGCGAGTCTGGAAGCCAGACTTGGGGTTGGCGGTCTTCGCTGTCCTCAGATTTGTCCGGGGTTCTAGTATGGGATTTTTAGGTTTTAAGAGTAGAAAAGACAAAGAGATTGAAGCGCTTGTTGCTAAGAATAAATATCAGGCGCAAATGCTTGACGCGATTAAGCAGACTTGGACCGGGGAGAAATTTCCTGGCAGTTTTGGTTTAACTAAGATTTTAGAGCAGATTGATTACTGGACTCTGCGAAAAAGAAGCTTGCAGCTTTTTACAGAAAATCCTTATGCAAAGGGTATTATCCGCCGTATTTTACGCAATGAAATTCATACTGGTTTAACTGCCTCTGCTAATCCGCTTGGTTCGATTTTGTGGCCTGATATGGACGACATGAAACAGGCTGAAATGTCGGTTAAATACGGCGATTTAATGAGTCAGCAGTTTGAGCTTTATGCGAATAACTATGAGCTTTTTGATTTTAAGAAGCAGTTGACTTTTGGAGAGTTTCAGGAACTTGTAAGACGTGAAGCTATTTTGTGCGGTGATGGTGTAATTATCAGCCGTGTGAACAGATATACAGGGCTTCCTGCCTGGGATTGGATTAACGGAAATAACATCAGGACTCCTGGAGATTATAAGGTTGCCAGCGGGCACAAAATTATTAATGGTGTTGAAATTGATGAATACGGCCGGCACGTTGCTTATTATATACAGAAAGTTGTAGGCAATGACATTAAGTTTGAAAGGGTGCCGGTAAAGGGCGAAAAATCTGGCAGACAGATAAGCTGGATGGTTTACGGTTCTGAAAAGAAAGCTGACGATGTGCGCGGTGAGCCGCTTTTGGCTTGCGTGCTTGGAATGCTTAAGGATATTGACCGTTACAAGGATGCTGAGGTAAGAGCTGCTGTTATTAACGCTTTGATTGCTTTTACCGTTCAGAGAGACGATAGTTCTCCAATTGGTTCACGTCCTACAGCTGGATTACAGCGACCTATGCACGAAGTTGGACCGATTGCTGCCGAAGACAAAGTAGGACATCAGCCTATTCAGCTGATGCAGCCTGGAACTGTTTTTGATGATCTTGCTCCTGGCGAGAAGGTTGTAAGCTATCAGACTAACAGGCCGAATGTGAACTATGCTGCTTTTGAGGGCGCTATTTTGGATGCGATCTGCTGGAGCCTTGAAGTGCCTCCTGAAATTGTAAAGCTGAGATTTACTTCAAGTTATTCTGCGAGCCGTCAGGCAAACAATGAATTTGAAGTTTATTTGAAATATAGAAATTTCAAAAACGCTAAGGATTTCTGTCAGATTATTTATGAAGAGTTTATTATTCAGTCGGTTCTGAACAATCAGATGGAGCTTCCAGGCTTTGTTATGGCTTGTTTTGACTCTTCTAAGTGGAGAATTAAAGCTGCATGGCTTAGTTGTGCCTGGAGCGGTTTGAGCCGTCCATCTGTTGAAAGAACTAAGGATGTGAAGGCTGCTAATGACGCTCTTGATAATGGTCTTACTACATTTGACGATGAATGCAGACGTTTGAGCGGTAAGTCATTCAGACAGACAATTCAGATTTTGAAGAAAGAAATTGATTATGCTCACCAGATGGGCTTTAATCCTCATATTCTTGAAGACAATAACGGTAAGAATGCTTACCCAGACGAAGAGAGTGAAGAATTGGACGGTGAGGTTCCAGGAAAAGGAACTGAAGACGATTCTGACAATGAAGATTAAGGAGGTACATTATGGCAGAAGGTATGACCAATAAAGAATTGATGCTGGAGATGTTTGCAATGCAGAAAGATTCAGCTGTGAAAATGCAGAAAATGAATGACAAGATTGAGCAACTAGAGGAAAAAATGGAGTCTCACGAAAAGGCTATGCAGGTTATTATTAATCTGCCTGGCAAACTTGAAGCCATTAATGACTCTATCCAGGAATTAAAAAAAAATAGCGAAGAAAAAGACAAAGATCACGAAGACAGAATTCAGAAGCTTGAACAAAAACCGGCAAAGGCAGCGCTTTCTGTATGGCAGAAGCTTTTTGAAATTGGGCTTGGCATTGCCGGAACTATGTTTTTTGGCTGGCTTTTCAGTCTTTTAATGAAATAAATGGGAGTGTGAAAAATGGCGGAAAAAGAAGTGGAAAAAGTTGAAAATGAAGGAAACTCTAAACTGCAATCAAGAAAGTTTGTTGTGTGGCTTGTATGGTGCATTATTGCGATTGTAAATCTTGTAATTGATGCAATCGTAATTATTATTACCAAAAATGTAACTGCTGAAATGGTTAGTCTGACTGAAAAGGTTTTAGGCTGGTTCTTTGCAATTTCCATGATGTATCTTGGAATGAACGTAAGTCAAAAGGTTGGGTTTGCTTTAAGCGATGCTTTAAGCGCTAAGTGTGAAAAAGAAGAGGTATGCGATGACAAGTAAGATTTTGATTGTGCTGGTTGTACTCGTTCTTCTTTTGGGCGGTGCGGCCGTGATTTTTTTCAAGCTTTGGAGAAAGAAAGCTGAAGCTTACAGACTGGAGCATGAGAGAGCTGAGAGATTACGTTACCAGGTAGAGCTTGCTCAGAATGAAGCGAAAATCAAAAAAGAGGTGTTTCAAAATGCAGAAGAAGAAAAACATAAGACTGATGGGCTTAGTGGCCGTGATAAGTTTAATGCTATCACTAACAGCCTGCGTGACGACTAAAACTGAATATGTAACGCCGGAAATTGTGTGGCCGGTTTTTCCAAAGCCATCTGACGAAGATGCAGTTTACAACGATAAAACCAAAAAGGTTGAGATGTCGCTGGAATATTATGACAAGCTTAAGGATTTTAAGATTGATTACAAGGCGACAAAAGAAGCCTATGAACTTACAAAAAAACTGTATGAGGGTGAGAAATGAGGATTGACGAGTTTATTTCTAAGAACATTGGTAAAAAGGTTGATTATGACGGAGCTTTTGGCGCTCAGTGTGTTGATTTGTTCCGGCAGTACGCAAAGGACGTTTGGGGTATTCCGGTTCACCTTGGAGCGGTTGAAGGTGCAAAGGATTTGTATGAAAAATACTCTACACTTCCAAATGAGGTGAAATATCTTGAAAGACTTGGCCGCGGACCTGTTACCGGGGATGTAGTTGTATGGGGTGAAACAAAAACTAATCAATATGGCCATGTTGCTATTGTTGTTGGAAATATGCCTGGAAGAGATCTACTTGTTTTTGAACAAAACGGTTTTGCACAGGACGGAGCAAAACTCACTATAAGAACAATTGATAATCTACTTGGTTATTTGAGGCTTAGAGCATGAGTGATTTAATAAATAAAGAACTTGAAGAAGATATGCACTCTGGAAAAGGTGTGAAAGCTGATGCTGGTAAACCTGATTACAGTTTGTTGGAATTGAAAAATCTTGAAGGCATGGTAAAGGTGCTTACTTTTGGCGCTGAAAAATATAGCCGTGATAACTGGAAGAAGGTGCCGGATGGCAAAAACCGTTATTTTGCAGCTTTGCAGAGACATCTTGCTGCATGGCAGAATGGAGAAAAAGAGGATCCAGAGAGCGGAATGAGCCATTTGGATCATGCACTTTGTAATTTGTATTTTTTACGTTTCTTTGATAGATAAGTGGACAAAACGGCATTTGTAGGTGTACAATGTGTACAGGAGTTAAAAACGATGCCGGAAGTGAAAAAGGTTGAAGCCGAAAAAGCTGAAGCGAAAGCTGAGGCACTGGATGACTTAAGAATGTATGGGGATTTGCTTTATTCAGGTATAAACGCGAATGATATACTTGATCCAAAGACACTTACCCATCTAGGGTCTAAGCTTATTCAAATTGCTGAAATTCTTAGTGATGAATGAGCGCGAGGGGAAAGAGCACTACTTATAAAAGTAGTGCTCTTTTTTTATATTTTTTTGCATTTTTTTTGAATGAGTTAATAGTTTTTAGACATAGAACAGTGGAAAATTACAATTATGAAAACGATTGTAATGGATAAGCAGATTGGTGCCAGCTGGTGGGAAGATGGTATTACTGCTGATTTTATCCGCGACGAATTAAACAGTTTCAACGAAGACGACAACAAGTTGCAGCTGTCTATTGACAGCCCAGGCGGTTCTGTCTGGGAGTGTATTTCAATCTTCAACATTATTCGTGAATTCATGCGTGAACATCCTGAAGTAGAAGTTACAACTTATATTCAGGGAATGGCTGCCAGTGCTGCATCTGTAATTGCACTTGCCGCTAAATGCGAAAATCCGAAAAGCAAAATTATTGTTGAGGATAATTCTGTTTATATGATTCACAATGCCTGGTCGATTGTTCAGGGTGATCATAACGAAATGGACAAGCAGAGTGATCTGCTTAAGAAAATGGATGCCGTTATGGCGCGTTCTTACTGTCAGGTAACTGGCAAGGGTGAGAAAGAAATTAAGGCCATGATGGACAAAGAGTCTTTCCTTTTTGGCGCTGAGATTGTTGAAAACGGCTTTGCTGATGAAGTTGTAGTGACAAAAGCTGAAAAGTCTGAAAGCTCTAAACAAGCTCTTTTTGCTGAAGTCAAAATGAGTGTTGAAAAAACTATGCACGAGTTAAAGAAAGATGCTGAAAAGAAAAGCTTTGACCGTTGTGTAGCTATGTTTGGGAAAACGGAGCCAGAAGCTCCTGTTAATAAACCTGCCGTTGAGGCAAATAATAAAAAGGAGGAGCTTCCTATGACTTTGGAAGAACTCAAAGCAAAAGAGCCTGCTCTTTATGCTGAAGTTTTGAACGCCGGAATTGAAGAAGGCGTGAACAAAGAACGTTCAAGAGTTTCTGCTCATCTTAAGATGGCTGAAGCTGCTGGATGTATGGATGTTGCTGCCGGATTTATCCGCGACGGTTCTGCTGTTGCTGATGATAACGTACAGGCAACATATTTTGAAAAGCGCGTTGCTAACGCTCAGAACATTGCAAGAAAAGAGGACAATCCTGATGCGATTGTAACTCCTGAAGCAAAGACTGATGAAAAAGAAGCTGCTATGATGGCTGCTTTTGAAACTGAAGTAGGAGGCAAATAATGAATATTCAGAATTATGGTGCAAACAATCTGATTCATTTTGGTGACTGCGAGTTTGAAAGCAATGTTGTTACATTTGCTGCTGCCGGAAGCGTTAAGAAGGGTGATATTCTTGCCCGTGCTGCTGACGGTACTTTTGAACTCCATGACGGATCAACTACTACTCCAGTAGCTGTTTATATTGACGAAGATGCAACTTTGTCTGCTGCCGGAACTGTTCCTTGCCGTGCTCTTATTACTGGTAAGGTTCGCAAGGACAAAATTCTTGTTGGTGGTTCTGCGGCTGATATTGCAGATCTTGATGCTCTTAAGGCTGCTGGAATTACTCCAATAGCTATTACAGAAATGAATATTACTGATAATCAGTAATTAAACGGAGGAAACGAATATGCAGAGCGCATTTCTTGAAAAAGTCCTGAAGCTTTTTAAGTCTGCTCCAAATATGGACAAGATGGGCTTTTTGTCTTCTTTCTTCAAAACAACTGAAGAAGATTATACTGATGCTGAGTATGTAGACATTGATATTGTCCGCTCAGGTGAAAACGTTGCTCCAGTTCTTAGAGACATTGGAACTGGTGCCGTTGTTGTTGCTGATGATGTATTTACTGGAAAGCAGATTAAGCCTCCAGTATATTCTCTTGTTCGTCCGGTTAATATTTTTGACTTGATGAAAAGACAGCCTGGTGAAAATGAATATAAGGAAATTGGCACATGGTTTGGTCGTCTTGTAAACGTTTTGAAGCGTGCCTTTGTTCTTATGAGCGGAATGCTTTTGCGTTCTGTTGAACTTCAGGCTTCTCAGGTTCTTCAGACTGGTAAGCTTACTTTGACTGATGATGCAGGTAACTCTGTTTATACATTGGACTTCCAGCCTAAGGCCACTCACTTTAAGACTATTACAAATCTTTGGAGTGGCGGTGCCGCTGATCCTCTTAAGGACCTTGAAGAAATGGCAGATGTTATCCGTGATGACGGTCTTGTAGATGCAAATACTGTTATCTTTGGTTCTAACGCATGGAACTTGTTCATTAAGAACTCTGATGTTCAGAATGCTGTTAAGAAAGATGGTATTGGACTTGGAAACCTTGCTCCTCAGATTGTAAACAAGGGCGGCAAGTATATGGGTTACGTTGAAATTGGAGCTTACAGACTTGATCTGTTTGTTTACAACGGACGTTACTCTGATTTCAATTCTTCAACAACTCAGAAATATGTTGATGAAGACAAGGTTATTATGCTTGCAGATGTTGCTGATCTTGATTTCCGCTGTGTATATGGCGGTGTTCCTTCTATCGGTATGGAAGAGCCTTTTGCCTCTATCATTCCTGAAAAGGTAACTTATGGTAACGGTGTACGCATCCATAACCGCGTTTACAAGGATGAGAAAGCAAACACTTACAGTGCTGAGTCTACTGTTCGTCCAGTTTGTCTTCCTGTATCAATTGACAGATTTGCCTGCTTTACTGTTGCGTAATAAGTCTACTCAGTTGTTCAGTAAATCTGAACAACTGAAGGGAGCTTGAAGATGAAATACATAGTTGCGCCTGGAGTTTGCTTTAGCAATCACGGGATAAATCTTGAAGCTGGTGCAGAAATTACAGCTGATATGTTTGATCCACAGTCTGCCTTTGACAAGTTTGTAAAACAAGGAAAAATCATTCCTGTCGAGGGGGGGGGGGGAACAAAGCTCAGAAAAA